ATGCTCGACCGGACAGTACACGTACCCGACCGGCCCTTTGCTGGACTCCACCCGCATCAGCACGCCATGCACCGGACAGCGTGGCCGGTTCTCCTTGCGTGCCTTGTACCGAACTGCTCGCTCATCCTGCTGCGTCACGCTTCTCCCTCCAGCACTGTCTCGGCATCCGCTCAATGCCGTGTGTCCGTTTAACGTCCCAGTACGCCAGCCGCTCCGCCTCATGCCGCCGCCAATCCGCTGGACGATGCTTCCAAAACGGATCAGACTGGCACCCTTCTTCGATAATCGCTGCCCGTTCCTCCCACAGTGCGACCAGTTCGGCTTCGGTCATTAGTCGAACCTGTGCCCCATCGCCTTGCCCACTGCGGTCGTGTAGTTCGGCGGCAGGCTTTTGCCGAGCGACTTCGGAATCATCGTGGCGACCTGGCACTTGCTGCCGTAAAAGATTGGCTTGCCTAGTACATCAACGCCGATGCGGATGTTTGTTTCCACCCCGTCGCTGCACCAGCAGCAGTTACGAAACAGGGCAGGCCCCAGCATCCGCTCGCCAGTTCCGACATTAGCCACCAGCGACAACAGGCATCTGCCCGGCTCGCCTTCCGCCATCAAGTAAGGCCAGCCAGTCTTTTCGACCACGCCTTTGGCATCCGGCCACATCGTCTCCCTGCGGCTAATGCCCTGCGTTGGCTTGACTTCAAACCAAGCGGACAGCGACTTCAGCCAGAAGTCCGGAATTGCCACCTTGTCACGCAGCTGAATCTTTTCTGGTTCGTATTGCCACTGGATGTTAATGGCATCGAAGAAGATGGCCCAGCGTGCTTCCAAGCGGCTGCGGAAGTCGACGCCAAAGACGTTAGTGCCAATTGGTTTAACGCTCATACGGTCGCTCCTTGCTTGGCTTGTGGCATTGCGGCGACCACCGTGTTCCAGTCCCATCCGTGACGCAGCGTCATGTTCGTGGCCGCTTTCAAAACGTAGTGCCGTGGACTGCCAATTTCCTTGCCTTGGCAGTCGGCCAGCAGCGTGCTGATGAACTGCGGTTCAAGTGCGGAGGCGGCTAAAGCGACTTGCAGGCACAGGCCGGTTGGCAGAACCTCCTTGTTGAACCGGCGACGCAACCGCTCCGCCCCCTTCTTGGCCACCTCCACATCCCAATTCAATTCCACACCGCCACCAACCCCCGAATGGTCCTGCCCGTCGTCTCCGGTTGGGTTAGGTGGTGTTATGTTCTGTCCTGTTAGGTTGGGTTGGGTTGGGTTATGTGGTGGGTAGCAATCCCCCGGCACGTCCGGAGAATTTCCGGAGACGCCGGGAGATTTTCCGTGTGTGTCGCAAGTCGTTGGTATTAGCCACTTTACGTCATCGCTTGACGCCCACTTAAACAGACGCTCAAAAAAGACCTGTGGAAAACCTGTTAGCCGGGCGATGTGACTGAGCCGAAGTGGTTTTCCGGAAGTCGTGGCTAAAACTCCCCGACGGTTGCACGTCGCTGCGACCTTAATCAGGGCACACCAGGCCCCGTAGATGGCAGCAGCATCATCGCCAAATTCCTCCAGCATCAGGCTGTAGCCGGTGCTGTTGAATCCAGTCGGCAAGGAAATCCAGCTCAGCGTTTTCAGCTTGCGGCAGTCCGACTTCTCGAAGATGTCTTCCCACTTGGCAATCGCCCAGACTTGTTCGTCCATCACTCACCCCACTTAACAACGACTTCCGTGTGCGGTTGCTCGCCTGCCGCCGCCTTGAACTTGTTCAGACTCGCCTGGTACACCCGGCTATCATCCACCCACAGCTGCCCGTTCAAGGCGTCCGCCAGCGACTTGAACAAGTTGTCCACATCCGGCTTGCCCAAATGCGGCATCCGCTCCGTGCCCGCCTTCTTCGGAAGCTTGGCCGGACGGGGGAACACGAACCGCACCAGCACCGTCACCGGCACGTCCAGCGGCTCGCCTTGGTACGCTTCCGCAGCTGCGAACCGGGCCGCAGCCTTGAACGCATTAACCGGGTCACGGGCTGGCGTGTAGTTCATCGCCATCGCTCGCCCGTGCATGTGCATCACCTTGTGCCGCTGCCGTGGCTGGGCCACCGGGATGCCGGGGACAGTGAAACGTAAAAGCATCGTCGCCTCCGTGTTGGTACAAACCCCCGCCCGCTTCGTGTTGCGGGCCGGGAGTTGTCGCTAGTTAATTTCCACACATGCCTTCGCAGTCCATCTGCGAAAACTGAAACTTCATCTGCCCGTCCACTGGCTTGGCCTGTAGCTGCACCAAGGCAAGCGGCTGGCAACTGCGGTGCAGGTATTGCTTCGATTCCATGCCTTTTGTGCAGCGGCTAGATTCGTCCCTAATCGCTTCGTCAATTTCAACCGCCCGCTGCCAGCCTTGCGGGTCCGTTTCCTTAAGCCGTAGCCATTCGTCGTCGCTTCGGTACGGACAAAAGACACAGGCCGAACGTGGGACCGTGTAGCCGGGTAATCGCTTACGCAGCCACGCCACGCAGTCCGCACGGGTCATAAAGTCATCGAACAGCGGGAACTCAGCCCGCCATCCAGCCCGACCGATAAACCGTGTCCGCACTCGCTCCACCCGCCGAGGTTCGTCAAACGACAGACCGAACAGCTGCGTGATTTCCAGTTCCTTTGGTTTACGCTGGCCCTTTTCCAGCCCGGCCAGCTCCCGAATCGCCCGTTCGATTGGCTTGATTTTGAATTCAGCTGTGCAAAGCCGCCGACCGATGCCGTTAGGCTTGCCAACATCGTCAGCCGTATAAGCCGGAATCGAAACAAACCATTGCCCGGTTTCGTTCATGCCGTTTACGAGGTTATCCCCGAGGCTTGTTTCACTCGCGCGGCAGACGACAATTTCCGGCCCGCCAAGGCCACGCAAAAATTCAAGGTGCTGGTAAACGTCCTGCGGTTCGTCGCCGGTATCGGCAAAAATGGCGTAGTCAACTGGCGGCAAATCGCCGTCGATAAGCATCAGAAAAAGCGTCGTTGACTGGACGCCAGCCCCAAGGTTTAAGATTCGCATTTGCATCCTTTCAAAAAACCCCACCCTCGCCCGACGCTGCTAACCACACGGCAGCGGCAAAGATTACGCCGCCGACCCACACAGGTGCGAGGATGGGTTTAATGGTTCGGGCAGTTGCGACGCTGCCTGTTGCCAACGCTGGCCGAACCATGCGACAGGCTCCCACCGCTGTCGCACCGGCGGGGTTAGCGTGTCCGGCGGGACTAACAAAACCGGACACGTCCAGGGAAACTACGATGTCGCTAGTTGTGCCGGTGTCCCCAAACGCTTAACCAGCCCTTTGCGAATCTTGACGCCGACTGGCATCACACGAATCGCTACGACCTGATCGCCGAACGCTTCCACCTCCCGCACCGCCAGCGTGATCTCCTTGCCGACCCACTCAGCCGGGCCACCGCCGCAGACGAAGTGCAGCACCGACTCATTCGTTTTGCACAGCACCAGCATCTTGGCCTTGCCCTCAAACCGCAGCGTCCACTTGTCGATAGGCTTGCCGTTCGCGCTCCGCAGCCGGTTAGGTTCGATGGCCTCGGAGATCTTCACCTTGACCGTTTGATATGCACCTTTGGCCAGCAGGTTCTCCGCATAGAGGAATTCTTGGCCGTAGCTCTCTTTGTCTTTCACGTTCTGCCCCATAGTTAAAATGCCACTTCGCTCGGCACGTCCGTGTCTTCCAGTTCGACGATCTCCATGTCGTCCTCCCGCTTCAGCCCATACGCCGGTATCAGTTCCGGCCAATCGTTCTGCCATCGGCCCGTCTGATAACACGCCGCCAACTCGCACAGTTTCCGTGCGTGGAACTGCCTCGCTGCCTTGCGGTCTTCGGGGCCGTATTCACGCCGCAGCACCCTGTAAGGGAACTCAGCCTCGACCACCCAGAACACGAACGTCACCCGGTCAGCATCTCGCACCGACTCAAGTCCCGCCGTGTAATGTGCGTCCTGCAACCAGTACCGAAACCGGTCCGCAGTCCGTCCCCATTCCCACGGGTTGACCGTCGCCGTCACCTTCAAGTCGTGGCAGACGATTCCGGCACTTGGCCCCTCGCACCACCAGTCCGGCTTGGCGCGGCACTTGAGTCCGCTGGCTGCGTCGGTCCAGTAAATGGCCTGCTCCCGTGCCGCTGCCGACTCGATGCCCATTTCGGGGACGTACCGCCGCACGCTTTCGATGATGGCCGCAATCCGCCCGAACTCCGCAGCCTTGACGTACACGATGCCAGGCGTCGCCGCTCGCAGCTCCGCCATCCGTTTGCCGTTGATGCTGCCGTTCGATTGCAGGCAGTCGTCGGGGACAATGCGGCAGTAGGTTTCGAGTTCGCCGCCTTCGATGATGACGCTGTGAATTAGCGTGCCCGTGTCCATTGCCTGGGACGGTTCCTTGGCCGGTAGTTTGTTCAGCAGATACCGTAAACGGTATAGCTCCCGGTCGCTGCAAAAGTCGCTCAGCATCGATTTGCTGACGTGGTCGAAGTCGTCGTGGTAGTTCATTGGCTGCTCCTAGAAAAGTGACGGCTGATTTAACTTCGCTTCTTCGTCGGCGAGGAACTTGCTGGCCCACTCAAAATAGGACTGCTTCAGTTCAACGCCGATAAACTTGCGGCCAGTCTGGACGCTGATCACGCCCTCGCTGCCGATGCCTGCAAATGGACTCAGCACGACATCGCCCTCGTTCGTCCACAGTTCCAGACACCGCTCGATAACATCCAGTTGCAGCGGGCAAATGTGCCGGTCGTCTGCTTCCTCGCGGGCCATGCGTCCATTCAGCGTCCGGCTCTGGTTGATGTCCATCCAGACCGGGCTGGCGTACCGCTGCCAGACATCGATGCTCAAGTCGCCTTTGTTGTCGAACGTAGACTGGTCGCCGATGAACCGCTCGAACCGACCGCTGACTGGGTTTTCGTTCTCGCCGCTCTTGCGGAATGTGCAAACGTAGTCGGGGATTCCTTGGCGAGACCGGCAACTGTCCTTTGTGATCTGCTTGTGCAGCAGGCCGAGAGCTTTAGTCCGTTGCATCGCCAGCACCGGGTCTTTCCAGATGCAAACCTCGGAGTGGTAAACAAATCCGCTGGCCTGCATGGTGCGGATGATGTCGCCGCGAAAGTCGCGGATGCCGATGTAGCCGTTATTTTGAATCGTGCTTGGCAAGTTCATGCAATGCACGCTTACCAGCCTGCCCGGTTTAATCAGTCGATAAAGCTGGTCCGACAGAAAGCGGTAGTGCGTGAAAAACTCCTCATCCGTCTCGCAGTTGCCCATATCCCGCTCGCTGTCGCTGTAAACGTATAGCGACGCAAACGGCGGACTGAACACTGAATAATCGATTGACTCGTCCGGCAGTCCTTGCAGCACCTCGCAGCAGTCGCCTCGAAACAAATGCCACCTCTCGCCTTTAGCCTGGTCTATCACTTGCATGCCACTGCTCCTTCAATAAAACTCGGAACCTGAATCGATACGCTTGGCCGGTAACGCTGCTTCAGCATGTCACCGTTCCATTCGATGCCGTTACTGCGAGACATCGCCTGAGCCATCCCTGATTGCATAACGGCGTGGTCGCTTTCCTTGCGAGCCACTGCCGACTCAATCGCACTGTCGCTGTCTGCGATCACAATATGAATCTTGACCGGCTTCTTCTGGCCGAACCGCCACGAACGCCGGACTGCTTGGTAGTACGCCTCGAATGAATAACTCAGCCCCGCAAAAATCTGCGTGTCGCAGTGCTGGTAATTTAAGCCGAATCCAGCCAGAGACGGTTTACTAATCATCACTCGAAAATTACCGTCAGCAAAACCAAGTAGTTTGCTTTCCTTATCCTTGTCGTCACCGCGAACCTCGACCGCATCCGGCAGATGCTTCCGCAGTTCGTCGGCCTCGTAATTCGTATCGCACCAAATCAGCACCGGGCCGCTGGTAGACTTGGCCAGTTCCGCCGCCCGTTTGCACCTGGCCTCATTCGTCAGCCGCTTTTCTTCGTGCATCGTCGTGGCACTGATGCCAGCGGTGTTGAACAGCATGCCGCTCGGTGCGTTGTCGATTTCCGGCGTGACGTGGTGCCGCTCAATAATCATTTGCGGCAAGGTGTATCCAGCGTCCTCGCCGCCGATGTCCGATGGCTTGCTGATACAGACCGCCCACTGGCTGACCCACGACCAGAAGTCTCGCTCGGCATGGCCACGCAGCCTCCACTTACTGGTATCGCCGCTGTCGTGGACGAAGTACCGATTCAGCATGTCCACCGGCTCGCAGATGCCAAGGAACTCAGCGTGGTTGCCCAGTTCCATATGGTCATTCGGTGCTGGTGTCGCCGTGCAGGCCAGCCGGAATCGAGTCTGGCCGTAGCTCTCTTTCAGCAGTTTCCGCGTGACGCTGTTCATTCCTTTGAGAATTGACGATTCATCCAGCACAACGCCGCAGAACGTGGCCGGGTCGAACTTGTGCAGCTTCTCATAGTTAATCAGGTTAATGCCGTTAATGACTTCGTCCTGGCTGTCGGCCACAGTCACAGGCGAATCAATCCCAAACTTCTCCGCCTCGCGTTTAGTCTGGCTGCGGACTCCGACCGGGCAATGGACCACGACCGGCAGGCCGCAGTGCTGATGAACCAGCCTTGCCCATTCGAGTTGCTGGAGCGTCTTGCCCAGCCCGCATTCCTCGAACAGTGCCGCACGCCCTCGCTTAATTGCCCACTGCACCGCCCGCTTCTGCCAGTCAAACAGATTCGGATTCAGCTTGTCCGTTCCGATGTCGAATCCGTATGCTTCGACTCGCCGCTGTTTCCGCTTGATGAACGCTTCGTAATCCGTGACCATTCCACCAGTCCCCATATAGCCAGCCCACAATAAACCGCCTGCAATGCCGCCTGTGCATAGATGCCGTGCATGATGTCCACCACGCACCATGCCGCATTGGTAACCGTCCAGATTGCAAAGCACTCTTTCCGGTGTTTAATATTCAGCACCGTCGCCAGCAGCGATGCCGATGCCAGTAGCCACATCATCGAACCGGCTCCGTGAGACATTCGATCACGTAGTAGTCCGCGTTCCATCGCTCGACCGCTCCAGCGTCCAGTCCAGCCGCCTCGCAGATTTCGGCCACGGTCGTCATCCATGCCGGGATGTAGACCGCGTTCCGAATCCGCAGCGGCTTAAACGTTTCGAGCTTGTCGTGTAGTTGTTTGGATGTCATTGCTGATTTTTTCCCATTTTCGATATCCAGTGCGGGTATATCCCCTCGTCCTCAGGTACTCCCGCAAGGCATTTAGTTCTTTTTTTGTCAATTCCATTGATGCAGCGTCTACTGGTCCTGATTCTGATATCTGCGGAAATCGTTGATCAAACCTATATTTGCTTTGAGTAGTCGCCGATGGTAAAAGCACGACTTGCCCTTCTTGTATAGCGACGACTGCCTTGTATCGCTTTTGATTTTTTGAAAGGCGAGTTAACGCTGATTTTGCAAGCGATAACTTTACGTCAGGCTTTTGCCTAAAAGCATTTATGTGTGTTGGCATTAGCGAAGTGACTTGCATGTAATAATCATCAACGCTGCAAGGGCAGTTTTGTTCAAGCCACTTTCTGGCTAATGCTATCCATCGGCCTTTAAGAGACATCGGAAGATATTCATCACGTCTAACAGCGTCTTCTTGGCTGCCTCGATTTCTTCCCTTTGGAATTGCAGACTCTGCCATGTTTGTTTGTCTTTCATGTTCAGTAGTATTGTGCATGCTTGAGTAAATGCCTTTTTTGTTTTTCGCGGGACAACTCTCGATGATTCTTTTCTTGCTTGACTTGCGTGATTTTCAAAAACTGCAATCTGAGCGGCTTCAGTCGTTTGCTGCCTTGCAGTTTTCGCCAGATCGGAAACTTCCTTTGTTGTTGCGTTCGATTCGCAGATTGACGCAAATGCAGCACGCAGCACATTGTCGTTTTTTGCAAGATCGCCCAGTGACTTAATGTGGCTCACTGTCACACGGTCTTTTGATTTCGATGACATCGCTGGAAATCGCTTGCTAATTTCGTGCATCTTGCAAGCGTCTCGCACCGCACAGACTGACACGCCCAGTCTTTTGGCTGCCTCATCCTGCGATAGCCCTATTCGCGTCACGTAGTCCACAGCTTTTTTAATTCTCTCGGCCTTGCTGACACCAACGCCGACAACGGTATTGAGAAGAGTGCAGGCAACTTCAAATTCTTCGTCAGTGCATTCAATTACATGGGCAGGTAGCGTCTTCGTTCCGTTGATGCTTGCAAATCGATGGTTGCCGCCAGCAATTACCATCCCTCTAGGCGTTTGCCTGACTACAATTTTTGGAATCGGTACGCCACGAATCATCGAGCTTTGAAACCCTTCAATCCGTTCGTCGTCAAGCGGAACTTCGCGTGCCCTGTTCTCCTTGCTTGCTTTTTTATCAATGGCCGAAACGTTGATTTCGGCATCAAACACATCGATTCCGATTTCATTTAAAACGGCAATCGCTGCATCGTCACTAATCCAGTTAACATTCATTTCTGCTCTCCTGAAAAACGAAACTCAAAACCTATACAATTCTCCATTCACGCTCTTGCCGTCCGCTTGCACTTTCAACCAGCCGCCCGGTTTCCTGAATAAGACCCGCCTTTGCAAGTTCGTGTATTCTTTTGCCGACTTGGTGAGCGACCAAACCGCTACGCTGCGCAATGGAAGAGGGGCCGCCAGGTGCCTCACGAAGTGCCTCGATAATCGCTCGGTGGTGTTGTCCGGCAAACTCTCGCACACGAGCCGCTGCCATCCGGCTCGTCACCGGATCACCTGCCCGCACCAGTGCTGGCCCGTCGTCGAATAACGTCAACTGTGTCACTGTCCCGCCTCCCGTCGCTTAATTTCCCTATCGATGTACCACGCCGCTTTTCGCAGGTCTTCCACTGCGTCGCCTTTTAGACCAGCTCGCCACAGGTATTTAATGGCGTTGCCGATGCAAAAGTTGCAGTGCTGCGTCACCTCAATGCACTCGACGCCGCTGGGATGTTGGCGATAGTGCTGGGGGTTGATGTTGTCAGGCTCCATCGTCGCCCTCGCTCAGTTCCCGCAGTCGCCGCATTAGCTCCGACGTATCCGCCCACGGTGCCGGTCGCTGCACCGCTTCGTCGGCGATGCTGTCCAGCCGCTCAAGGACTGCGTTCGTGGACTTGTTCATCCACTGCTCCGGCGTCATCACGACGAAGCAGGGAAACCCGTCCAGCACGCCGCCGCTGATGTCGAACACTTGCCCGCCGTACCGCACCCGGCAGTAAAGGCAGTCGATGTCAATCTGCATCAACTCGCAGCTGGGCAGGCCGTGCTTAACCGACCAGATGAACTGTGCTGGTGTCATCGCAGTCCGTCTCCTACGCACGCCTCGACCTTGACTTCAACCCGGCAGAGCGGCTGCTTCTCCTCGCGGCTCGCTTCGATCAGCGATTCTTCCCACGTCTTCCGCAGCAGGCCGGGGCCGTTGTCGTACTCGTTCAGCCAATACAAACGCTTAACCAGAATCCGCAACTCGCCGCTGATGTCGAAGTTCGATTGGCCATACTTGTTTGCTCGCCCGTCTAATTCCCACACCTGCCCCATCGCAATTTTTCCAATGACGATTCGCCCGACCAGCATGCCATCGACCACCGCATCAACCATCGCTCGCCGCCCGTCCCGTGTCGTGTACCTGCCCACGTCAAGCGTCTTTGTTTCCGTAACCATCTCACCCTCCAATCGCCACGACCATCGAACCGACCACCACCGCCGCTGCGAGTGCGAACACGCACCAGAACACAAACTCAGCCCGGTCGCCGTGCCGCTTGTCTGCCTCGGCGATTTCGTCTTCCACGCTGGCCTCCTGTTGTTCCAGCCAGCGGTAAATCTCCAGCCGAATGTCAGCGGGAATCTGCCTGGCGTTGCGTAAGTAGGCTCGCATCGTTCCGCAGCTCCATTCGTGGCAAGTCCGTGTCCAGTTGCAGCACGGAACTGAAACCAGAATCAGTCCGTTACTGCGGACGGCCTCCCAAGTTTTGACAATTGTCGACATAAAAAACCCTTTCAAAAAAATCCTTGCCTTGCCTCGCACTGCCAAGCCCCGCAACGCCAAGCCCCGCCACGCATTGCCGTGCATTGCACAGCCCCGATTTGTCTCTAAGTGAAAATGGGCCTCCGTGCCCGAACAAACTTCCTATTCGCGTCCATACCACTTGACCGTCCGTGTCTCAACTTCTGCCGCCTTGCAGGTTGACCTCGCATCCTTAATCGCATCGCTCCATCCCTCCTGAAACTTGCGGCACTGTTCCGCAATCTCTTCCGGTGTCGGGTCCGTAAATATCTGACCCTCGCCCGTTTCCTCCTGCCGGTAATGCGACACCGATTGCCGGGCTGATGCTTCGTTGTTGTCTTTACGCAACTGCTTGAAGTAGTCAAAGCACTGCTCGAACACGTCGGCGGCTTCGGCCTTTTCCTTTGCCTCGGCGATGCGGCCAGCAAGTCGCAGCCGTGCCGACTCACGCTTCAGGCTAGTGCGTTTCTTTTTGAGCCAGTCCGCCATGTCGAACACAATCCTCGCCAGTGCTTCGCGGTGTAAATTATCCGCCTCCTCGGCGTTGCCTGCAAACGGCACTTTATTCAATCCAAGCCTCGCAGTCTGCGGACTCGCCGCAAATCTCTCTGGCGCTTCAGTTCAAGCTGTCGCTGATGGCCAGCAAACATCTGAACCATTTCGCTCACGCGGTAACCCTCCGCACGCCTTGCCATCTCATCATCACTCCAGCCGCTGCGGATTTGCTGTAGCCGTTCCATTTCTTCGCATGTCAATTCCAAATCAAGAATCATGCCAGCACCTCAAGTAATAGCCCTACTCGATAGTTTACATTCGCCGCCACGTATTGCAGCAGCCGAATCCTCGGCAACGTGTACGATTCCATCCGTTCACCTGTTCGCTATAGTTTCCAGTATCGCAAAAAAACTACGTGCATTCGCTGATTGAAATACCAAGTACCTTGGCCGCTCTGACTGCCAGTTTGAGACTGACGCCGCGTTTACCTCGGACAACGTAACTTAGCATCGAATGCGTACAACCTATTTCGGCAGCAGCACGGCGTAAACTCCAGCCCTTTTGCCGGATGCGTTTCTCAATTTGTTTTGCAAACTTGTCCATGCCCGGCGATTGTAACGGCTGTGACCACTAACGCAAGCCGACAATCTAAAAATATTTTGCTAAGTGTCGCAACCCCGCACGGTATCAAAACGCAGCGACTGCCGGCAATCTTCCCTAGCGGGAATCCCAGCGGTGTCGCATGCCAGTTTTGCCCATCGCCGACCAGTCCCGCTGCCCGTTGGCGACCAGCAGCTGCCGCAGTCGCTCGGCCTCGTCTGCGTCGAAGACCCACTGGCGGCCTAGCTTGCGGCCTGTCTTGTGCCGTGCTGCGTTGCGGGTAATGGTCTGAGGACTGACCGCAAGTTTGGCGGCAAGTTCAGGGGCGGTTGTTAGTTGCATTATTGCTGTGCTTTATCGGTTAGGCGTACTTGCTGATTAATGCTTTGAGTTGCCTTATCTGCTGCTTTGCACTGCGACGCTCATCAGCCTCGTCAGATTCAAGCATTTCACTTTGAACAGTTCCGCCCTCATAAAACAAGCTAAGCACGTAGCGGGCCTCGCTAATAATCTGAGAATCGTCCATCGCCTGTAGCTTGATTCCGTCATCGTGACAAACGTTTTCTAATGTGTTTGCCAGTTCGGTAATTTGGTTAGCTGCCTCAACCAGTTTGATCGTCGCCATCTTTTTTTCTCCGTGTGTGACCCTGCGACGGTGCAGGCCATCAGGCCCGCTTTCGCAGGCCCTCAGGTCTGGACCGTGTTAGGCTGCTTGCATCGATTCCAGCCTTGCACGTTCTTTGACGCTTGGCATGTTCGGGTCGGTGCAGTTCTGCGACAGGTGGCCGATTGTCCAGCCGCTGATGTAAGCCTCTAGCAGTTTTGCTGTGTTCTGCTTGGCATTGCAGGCTGCTTCGATGAACTTCCAATTCAAAGCCGGTGCCACGCCTCGACCATCCTTAAAACCATTCAGTCCTGCCAGCATTGCTTCGTCGCGTGTCATCTTTGTTTCCCCTGTTTTGTTTCGGCTCGCACTCGCTTGCCATGTCCTAACTATAACACGTATTCGGCAGCGTGCAAGTGTTATCAGCAGGGAATCGTGAAAGATTCTGGGAATTGCAAAAACACCGCATTTTCGCAGGCTTTTCCGCTGGGGAAAGAATTAACAAACGCCCCGTTCCCGCCTGCGTAAAATGACTTAGGCGAGCAGGTCAGGCATGGAGGCGGGGCAATGTTCGACGATTACGATGATGGCGGCGACGACTTCGACGATACGATTATCTGGGCCTATGCCAGAATCAGCCGCTGCGGACAGCGTAGTCCGTATTCAGCCGCAGGTTGGCGACCTCGAACTGGCCATCTTCGCTGACATCGACGAGGCTCAGCCCTTGGTTGTATTTGTTCACCCGTGCGTATTCCGGTGCCAAGTCGCAAAGACACCCGACTGACCAGCAGGCGATCTCTTCGTGCTTCCAGTTTGGTTCGACGTGCGTTGATGTTCGATGATGATGCCCGACCAGCACGCTTGCCGTTGTCCGCAGGAACGCCGACCGGGCTGGCATCGCTGGCACGAATGGCCCGCCGTTCATTTCGTGGCCATGAAAAATTGCCAGCTTGCCCGCCATTACCGGCCTGCCGTCGCCGACCACTTCGATGCCCAGTTTCTTGCATCCGAGAATTGACGGCAGCCTGACCTGCGGCAAGTCGCTGATCTCCGGTGCATGGTTCCATAGCCAGTGGTCGTACCGTTCGTCGTGGTTGCCCATCTTGTAGACCAGTCGAGCCTTCGGGAACTGCGACCGCAGCCACTTGAGCCCATCCCGCTGGAGCTTAATTTCCCGCTTGAAGTTCCGCTTCTTCGGGTTCTTGGTGAACCTGCTGATGCTGTAGAAGTCGCCGTAGTCGCCGTTGAGTAGCACGACATCCGGCCTGCGTCGCTTGAGGTAATCGACAGCTGCCGCCAGTGCCCGTTCGTCATGATAGGGGATGTGGATGTCAGACAAGATGCCAACACGAATCCCACCGCCCAGTTCAAACGGCTCCCACTTCTTAGCCAGCGATGGCGGCAGTTTTGGCTTGACGCCCGCTTTGCCTGGCGGTTTGAACAGCGACTTGTCCAGCGTTTGTTCCCGGCGGTATTTGCCGTTGACCCCACGCACAGTCCGAACCGCAGTGCGTGCCATCTCCATGTTTACCTTGCACTCAAGCGAAACACGCTTGGCCAATGTCCGGTTGGGTGCATCTGGAAACTTCTTGCACAGCTTTTCAGCCAATACCCGAT